AGTACGGTGCCAAGAAGCTCTCCGAGGTTGACCCGGTAAGCTACAAGGCTCTGGTGGCGGATGCGGAGGTGTTCGGAAATGCCTAAGCACGCACTTCTCTCTGCATCATCTTCGCACAGGTGGCTCAACTGCCCACCTTCGGCAAGGCTCTGTGAAGGCTACGACGACAAAGGCAGCGATTTCGCAGTCGAAGGTACCGACGCCCACGCTCTCTGTGAGTTCAAGCTCCGGACGGCTCTCGGTATGGAAGCAAAGGACCCGACCGAAGACCTCACTTGGTTCAACTCCGAAATGGAGGAATGCGCCAACGGGTATGTGTCCTTTGTAATGGAGCTGGTCGAGGAGGCCAAGAAGACCTGCCCGGACCCTGTGGTCCTGATTGAACAGCGGCTCGACTACTCCAAGTACGTCGAGGAGGGCTTCGGCACCGGCGACTGCGTCATCATTGCAGACGGGACGCTGCACATCGTGGACTACAAGCACGGCAGAGGCATTCTGGTCGAAGCCGACGACAACCCGCAGATGAAGCTGTACGCCCTCGGTGCGCTGGAGCTGTTCGACTGCATCTACGACATCGACACCGTCAGCATGACCATCTACCAGCCCCGACGCTCTAACGTCAGCACCTTCACCATTCCGAAGGACGAACTCTACGAGTGGGCCGATCAGGTTCTGGCTCCGACTGCAGAGCTTGCCTTTAACGGAGACGGTGAATACCACTGCGGCGAATGGTGCCAGTTCTGCAAGGCCAAAGCTGACTGCCGTGAAAGAGCCAACGCCAACATGGATCTTGCCAAGTTCGAGTTCAGGCAGCCGCCTCTGCTCACGGATGAAGAAGTCGAAGAAATCCTCGGTCGAATCGACGAGCTGATCGTTTGGGCCTCCGACATCAAGGACTATGCGCTTCAGGCAGCCATCAGCGGTAAACAGTGGTCCGGCTATAAGCTGGTCGAGGGCCGCTCCAACCGCAAGTACACAGACGAGAATGCCGTCATCGCAGCCGTAACAGCTGCCGGATACGACCCCTACGAACACAAGATTCTCGGCGTCACCGCCATGACCGCACTTCTCGGAAAGAAACAGTTCAACGACATTCTTGGAGACCTGATCACCAAGCCTCAAGGAAAACCCACGCTGGTGCCGGACAGCGATAAGAGACCGGCAATGACAACCATTATCGATGATTTCAAGGAGGACAACTAATATGTCAAATTCTACTAAACTCGCAAACCCCATGAAGGTTATCACCGGTAAGGACACCCGTTGGTCCTACGCCAATGTCTGGGAAGCCAAGTCCATCAACGGCGGCACCCCGAAGTTCAGCGTCAGCCTCATCATTCCGAAGACTGACACCGTGACCGTTCAGAAGATCAAGGCGGCGATTCAGGCGGCCTACGAGGAAGGTCAGGCCAAGCTCAAGGGCAACGGTCGCACCGTACCACCTCTCACCGCTATCAAGACGCCTCTCCGTGACGGCGACACCGAGCGTCCGGACGATCCGGCTTATGCTGGCAGCTACTTCATCAACGCCAACTCTGCTACGGCTCCCGGCATCGTGGACGCTGACTGCAATCCGATCCTGACCCGCTCCGAGGTCTACTCCGGCGTATACGGTCGTGCCAGCATCAACTTCTACGCTTTCAACTCCAACGGTAACAAGGGCATCGCCTGTGGGCTCAACAACCTGCAGAAGATCCGTGACGGCGAACCCCTCGGCGGCAAGTCCAGCGCAGCATCTGACTTCTCCACCGATGTGGATGAAGATTTCCTGTCTTAAGGAGGTGCGCACCATGAACGCTACTACGATTCTTTGCATCCTGCTTCTGTCCCTCTATCTGGTTCTGGCCGTGTTTTGGGTCGTCAGGTCCATCATCGACACCATCGACGACCGCAAGCGCGAAAAGCGTAATACTGCTCTTGAGGCTGAGCGTGAAGCTCGTAACGCCAAATGGGAAGCCGAGCGTCAGCAGCTTGAACGAGAACGTGCCATTCGTGAAGTCGAGTACCACGAAGCCCGAATGAAGGAACTCGAACAGAAGTAATCTCCGGCCTACGGGTGGTGGGAGCAATCCTGCCACCCTTTCAGGCTACGGAAAGGACCGGTGTGTATGAAAACACTTAGTATTGATATTGAAACCTATAGCAGCGTGGAGCTTGCCAAGTGCGGCGTCTACAAATACACCGAGGCGACAGATTTCGACATTCTTCTCTTTGGGTATTCCACGGACGGCGGCCCCGTACAGGTGGTCGACCTTGCCTGTGGCGAGACGATCCCTCCGGAGGTCATCGCTGCGCTGACAAATGATGATGTGACGAAGTGGGCCTTCAATGCTCAGTTCGAGAGGATATGCCTTTCCCGCTGGCTCCGAGATCACGGCGATTTTGATAATGCCTACTACAGCATCCCGGAAGACACCGTGGGCAACTACCTCGATCCGGCCTCATGGAAATGCGCCATGATCTGGTCCGCTTACATGGGCTTACCCCTTTCATTGGAAGGCGTCGGTGCTGTTCTGGGCCTCGGAAAGCAGAAGCTGACCGAAGGCAAAGAGCTCATCAAGTATTTCTGCCAGCCCTGTGCGCCGACAAAGACCAATGGCGGTCGAACCCGCAACCTGCCGGAAAACGCTCCGGACAAGTGGGCTGTCTTCAAACGGTACAACATCCGTGATGTCGAGATCGAGAGGTCCATTCAGGAAAAGCTCGCCAAGTTCCCTGTGCCGGAAACAGTCTGGGAGCAATACCACCTCGATCAGGAAATCAACGACAGAGGCGTCGCCCTTGATATGGAGCTGGTGCATCAAGCCATCGCTATGGACACCCGCTCCCGTGCGGATCTCACTGCTGCCATGAAGAAGCTGACCGCTTTGGACAATCCCAACTCCGTGCAGCAGATGAAACAGTGGCTTTCGGACAACGGTCTGGAGGTGGATTCTCTCGGCAAGAAGGAAGTCGCTGAAATGCTCAAGACCGCTCCAGCAGAGCTGCAGAAGGTTCTCCTTCTCCGGCAGCAGCTGGCCAAATCGTCTGTCAAAAAGTATCAGGCGATGGAAAAGGCAGTTTGCGCCGATGGTCGTGCTCGTGGAATGTTTCAGTTCTACGGTGCCAACAGGACCGGCCGTTGGGCTGGACGCATTATACAGATGCAGAACCTGCCCCAGAACCATCTTCCGGATCTGGCAGAGGCTCGTGGGCTTGTCCGCTGCGGCGACTTTGAAGGCGTGGAACTTCTCTACGAAGATGTGCCGGATACGCTCTCCCAACTGATCCGCACCGCCTTTGTGCCGAAGCCGGGATACAAGTTCATCGTCTCCGACTTCTCGGCAATCGAGGCCAGAGTGCTGGCGTGGTTTGCCGGTGAAATCTGGCGTCAGGAGGTCTTTGAAAAAGGCGGCGACATCTACTGCGCTTCCGCATCGCAGATGTTCAAGGTCCCTGTTGAAAAGCACGGCGTGAACGGCCACCTGCGGCAAAAAGGCAAAATCGCTGAACTCGCCCTCGGCTATGGCGGCTCTGTCGGAGCTCTCAAAGCGATGGGAGCCTTGGAGATGGGCCTTTCGGAAGACGAGCTTCAGCCGCTGGTCACTGCTTGGCGCAACTCGAACCAGAATATTGTGAGGTTCTGGTGGGATATCGACCGAGCAGCTATGAATGCCGTGAAGTATCACATGGACGGCGAGGTCTGCGGCATCAAGTTCTGCTACCAGAGCGGGATGCTTTTCATTACGCTCCCGTCCGGCAGACACCTCTCGTATGTGAAGCCCAAGCTCGGTACAAATCAGTTCGGCAGCGAGTGTATCACTTACGAGGGCATCGGCGGCACAAAGAAATGGGAGCGGCTGGAGACCTACGGGCCGAAGCTCGTGGAGAACATCGTCCAAGCCACCTCCCGTGACATTCTCTGCTACGCCATGCGGACCTTGTCGCACTGCTTCATTACCATGCACATTCACGACGAGCTGGTCATCGAAGCCAGCCCCGGCGTCGACCTGAAGGTCCTCTGCGAACAGATGGGCCGGACCCCACCGTGGGCAGACGGCCTCAAGCTCCGTGCTGATGGCTACGAGACCATGTTTTATAAAAAAGACTGATTCTGATTCGTTCAAATACCACTAAACCCTCCAGTGGGTAGTGAGAACTTTAGATTGGAGGTGCCTATCATGGCCGAATACAAAAACGCAGAGGGCTATGCCGATCCCACAGCATTCGGAGCCTTCTGTGCCATTGAAAAAGAAGAAAAAGCTCTCCGGGCATTCAGGCCCATCGTGTATATCTGCAGTCCGTATGCCGGAGATGTCGAAAGCAACACTGCTGCCGCCAGACGCTACAGCCGTTTTGCGGTAGATGCCGGATACATTCCCATCGCACCGCACCTGCTGTTTCCGCAGTTCCTTGACGACAACAAGCCCAAGGAGCGTGAGCTGGGTCTGTTTTTGGGGAATGCCATCCTGAGTAAAGGAGCGTGAGCTGGGTCTGTTTTTGGGGAATGCCATCCTGAGTAAATGCGCCGAAATGTGGGTCTTCGGTGACCGGATCTCCGAGGGCATGGAGGCCGAGATCAAGAGAGCGACTTGGAAAGGACACCGAATCCGCTACTTCAGCGAGACCTGCGAGGAGGTTACAAGATGAAATTCACTTTATACCGCTCCAACTGTCTGGAGGTGCCTGAAAACTGTACCTACCCTCATAAGGTCGAGGTCACCGGGAAGGACAGCCTCATCGAAGCTGTAAAGCACGATTATGTTTGTGCTGAGTATCATGGCAACTACCGCAGCAACGACAATTTCCTCGGCTCCGACTGCTTGCCGGTCGATTGTGATAACGACCACAGCGACGATCCGGACGAATGGGTCTATCCCTCAGACGTTGCTAACGCTTTCCCCGGTGTAGCCTTCGCGGTCCACTACAGCCGCAATCATATGAAGAAAAAGGGTGGCAAGGCACCAAGGCCGAAGTTCCACGTCTTCTTCGCCATCGACCGGATCACCGATCCCGGCCAGTACAGCGAGATGAAAAAGCTGGTCAACAGCATCTTCCCGTATTTCGACACCAAAGCCCTCGATGCCGCTCGGTTCTTTTTCGGGACCCAGAAGCCAGAGGTCGAGATCTTCGACGGCCCGATGACGCTGACCACCTTCCTTGCCGACGACGATTTCGACGCCAACATGGACTCCGGCAGCTACGGCGACATCGTCATTCCCGAAGGCAGTCGCAACGCCACCATGTCCCACTATGCCGGACGCATTCTGAAACGCTTCGGCAATACCGACGAGGCACATAAGCACTTTGCGGAAGTGGCTGCTTGCTGTCAGCCGCCGTTGGAGCAGTCGGAGCTCGACAGCATCTGGCGCAGCGCACAGCGGTTCTATGAAAAGGTTTCCACTCAGGAAGGATATATCCCTCCGGAGCAATACAATCAGGACCTGCAGCTCAAGCCAACCGACTATTCCGACGTCGGACAGGCTACAGTGCTCGCACGGGAATATGAAAACAAGCTCCGCTATTCGCCCTCGACCGACTACCTTGTTTACAACGGTCGGTTCTGGGAGGAGTCCAAGCCAAAGGCACAGGCCGTGGCGCAGGAGCTCACCAGCCGCCAGCTTGAGGAGGCCGAAACCGAAATCAAGAAGGCCACCGATGAGATGATGAAGAACGGCGCATGGGAGCTGCTGGCCTCGATGGGTCCAAAGAAAGCTGCTATGGCTTTCAGCTCAGAACAGGCTCGTTCTTTCCAAAAGTACGAGAACGCCACGACCTACCGCAACTATGCCATTAAGCGCAGAGATTCCAAATACATCACCGCTGCCTTAAAGGAAGCACATCCGATGGTTGAGATTGACCAGCGGCAGCTTGACGCAGACGAATTTCTGCTCAACACCCCGTCAGCTACTTACGACCTTCGTATTGGCCTTCCTTCCGCTCATGAGCACACTCCTGCGGATTTCATTACCAAGCAGACCACGGTTGACCCGTCCGATGATGGTATGGATATCTGGCAGGACGCTTTGGAGACCTTCTTCTGCGGTGACAACGAGCTCATCGATTATGTTCAGGAGATCGCTGGCCTTTCCGCTATCGGGAAGGTCTGTGTCGAAGGCCTGATCATTGCCTACGGTGAAGGCCGTAACGGAAAATCCACCTTCTGGAATACGCTTTCCCGTGTGATGGGTACCTATAGCGGCAACATGTCCGCAGACACTCTGACTGTCGGATGCAAGCGGAATGTAAAGCCGGAGCTGGCTGAAGCCAAAGGTAAACGGATAATCATTGCCGCCGAACTGGAGGAAGGCATGCGCCTGAACACATCCAACGTCAAACAGCTCTGTTCAACGGACGAGATCTATGCGGAGAAAAAGTACAAGGACCCGTTCAGTTTCGTACCGAGCCACACCCTTGTGCTTTACACGAACCACCTGCCGAAGGTCGGTGCGATTGATGCCGGAACATGGCGTAGGCTGATTGTCATTCCGTTTAACGCCAAGATTGAAGGTTCCTCTGACATCAAAAACTATGCCGATTACCTTTTCAACAAAGCTGGCGGTGCAATCCTGAAATGGATCATGACCGGTGCCAAGCGTGTGATTGAAAAGGATTATCACATCGTAAAGCCAGCCGTGGTGGAAGCTGCGATCCAGAAGTACAAGGACAATAACAACTGGCTCTCGCAGTTCCTCGATGAATGCTGTGAGATTGACAGCTCCTATTCCGCTAAATCCGGAGATGTCTACAACGCATACCGCAGCTATTGCATGCAGGTGGGCGACTATATCCGCAGCACGACTGATTTCTACACTGCGCTGGAATGCGCCGGTTTTGAAAGGAAAAGAAGCAAATCTGCACGGCTGCTTTTTGGCCTGCAGCTTAAGTCGGACTTCCTTGATTGAACCAAGGGTGACGGTCGATGACAGTCTTTACAGAAACTATTCTTAGAGCACTAAAAAACAAGGTCTAAGAAAAGTTACGGAATTACCCGTCATCGACCGTCACCACCCACTCTAATTCCTGATGGAGGAACATTATGCGAGAGAAAATCATAGAACAACACTTAGTCAAAGCCGTGAAAAACAGCGGCGGCATTGCACCGAAACTGGTGAGTCCCGGATTTGATGGGATGCCGGATCGACTGGTGCTGCTGCCCGGAGGCAAGATCGGATTCGTGGAGGTCAAGGCACCGGGCAAGGAACCGAGACCTTTGCAGGTAGCCAGACACGGATTACTGCGGCGGCTGGGCTTCAAGGTATATGTCCTTGATGCCCCTGAGCAGATTGGAGGGATACTTGATGAAATACGAACCGCATGAGTACCAGAGGTACGCAATCAACTATATCGAGGACCATCCCTTCGCTGCCGTGCTGCTGGACATGGGCCTTGGCAAAACGAGCATCACACTGACCGCTATTGCGGACCTGCTGTTCGACAGCTTCGAGGTTCACAAGGTGCTGGTCATCGCTCCGCTTCGAGTAGCCCGTGACACTTGGAGCGCAGAGCTTCAAAAGTGGGACCAGCTTCACCACCTGACCTATTCGGTGGCGGTCGGAAGCGAGGCTGAGCGAAAAGCGGCCCTGACGAAGAAAGCCGATATTTACATCATCAACCGTGAGAACGTCCAGTGGCTCATTGAGAAAAGCAAGCTCCCGTTTGACTACGACATGATCGTAGTTGACGAGCTTTCTTCCTTCAAAAACCACCAGTCAAAACGCTTCAAGGCCCTGATGCAGGTACGGCCCAGAATCAAGCGTATCGTTGGGCTCACCGGCACTCCGGCCAGCAACGGACTGATGGATCTGTGGGCAGAGTTCAAGGTCATCGACATGGGAAAACGCCTCGGTCGGTTCATTACCTATTATCGGCAGGAGCATTTCGTGCCGGACGCCATGAACGGCCAGATCGTTTACAGCTACCGTCCGAAACCCGGTGCCGAGCAAGCCATATACCGGAAAATCTCGGATATCACCATTTCGATGAAATCCACGGACCACCTGAAGATGCCGGAACTCATATCCAGCGAATACAAGGTCTATCTCAGCCCCGACGAGCAGGACGCCTACGATGAGATGAAAAAGCAGTTCATTCTGGACCTGCCTGAAGGCGAAATATCCGCTGCCAATGCTGCAGCCCTCTCCGGCAAGCTCTCCCAGATGGCCAATGGTGCCATTTACGACGATGCAGGAAATACAGTCCCAATTCATGAACAGAAGTTGGACGCTCTGGAGGACATTATCGAGTCGGCAAACGGCAAGCCCCTTCTGGTGGCCTATTGGTACCAGCACGATCTGGAGCGGATCATGAAACGGCTACATGAGCGGCATATTCCGTTCTCCAAGCTGGACAAGGCCGACAGTATCCGCAGATGGAACAACGGCGAAATCCCGGTAGCCCTGATTCACCCGGCTTCTGCGGGACACGGCCTCAATCTTCAGACCGGCGGCAACACCATCGTCTGGTTCGGCCTCACATGGTCCTTGGAGCTCTATTCCCAGACCATAGCAAGGCTCTGGAGACAAGGCCAGACCGAAGAAACCGTGGTCGTGCAGCACATTGTGACGGACGGCACCATTGATGAGCAAATCCTACGGGCATTAAAAGCCAAAGACAAAACGCAGTCTGCTTTAATCGCTGCGGTCAAGGCAAATCTGAAAATCTAACGACAAAAACGATAATCTTCGCCAATCCGAGTGATCACAAATTCGGAGGTGAGACTTTGAAGCCATACGAGAATCTGGCAAATGCCATTATTCTGCAAGCGGTCAAGGACTACCGACTAACCGATGATGAACAGGAGCTTCAGGAAATTGAGCGATTCTTCCGTTCCGGCTGGTTTGGTGTCCTGTCAAAAGTCGATCCGGAATTCCTCATTAAAGAGCTACGGAAGGAGAAGCGTAATGACCGCTAAAGAATACCTGTCACAGGCCCGGACGCTGGATATGCGGATTAAATCCAAGCTCCAGCAGATCGAGTCTTTGAATGAGCTGGCCACATCCTGCACCGTCGTTTACAGCGACATGCCCAGAAACCCGAATCGTGGCAGCTCCAAAATAGAACGGGCCGTTTTGAAGATTATCGAGGTTGAGGAAAGCCTGAAACACGACGTCGAGGATCTGGTGGAATTGAAGAAGGAAATCATGGCCACAATCCGGGCCGTTTCGGATGTTGAACTGCAAACCCTGCTGGAGAAGCGGTATCTGTGCTTCCTCTCGTGGGAGAAAATTGCGGTTGAGATGCATTACAGCATCCAGCACATTTACCGGATGCACGATACGGCACTTTCCTGTGTGGCCGCCATCATGAGAGTAAATGAGAGAGATTGAGAGTCGACTCTTATGATAGTATTATGATGGACAAAGTAAAACCTACGGAAGCCTTGTGGGAGCCCCTCTCCCGCAGGGCTTTTGTTATGCCCGGAAAGCGAGGTAATTATGTGCCAAGGAGTCCAAAGAAGCCCTGCGCTTACCCCGGCTGTCCAAGGCTCACCGACAGACGCTTCTGTCCGGAGCATGAGAAGCTGGACCGGGACCGCTACAACAAGAACGAGCGCAGCCCGGACGTCAACCGCAAATACGGCAGGGCTTGGAAGCGCATCCGTGACAGGTACGCAGCGGCCCACCCTCTGTGTGAGCAGTGCCTCAAGGAAGGCCGCCTGACACCGGTCGAGGAAGTTCATCATATTCTTCCTATTTCTCAAGGTGGAACACACGAGGCCAGCAACCTGATGAGCCTGTGCCAGTCGTGTCACACGAAGATCCACCACGAGCTCGGTGATCGTTGACCCGTAGGGCGGTCGAAATCTCTACGACCCTTCTACCCGGACAGCGGCGTGGGGTCACGAGCGCAAAAATCAGAAATCAAACGGGGTATTAACCCCCAGCCCGGAAAGCGAGGTGAAATGTGTGGCAAAAGACGGAACTATGAGAGGCGGTCAGCGTGTCGGTGCCGGAAGAAAATCCAAGGCCCTGACAGATAAAATCGCTGACGGCAGGTTAAATGGTGCGATGGTGCTCCCGGAACCGGCAGAAATCGAAGGAGCGGTTGTTCCTCCGGTCAAAGAATACTTAAAAGCCGCTCAGAAGAACGGCAAAGACCTGTGTGCCGAAGAGGTCTACCGGGATACTTGGAACTGGCTCAAGGCTCGTGGCTGTGAAATGTTAGTAAACAACCAGCTGATTGAGCAGTACGCCATGTCAGTCTCCCGATGGATTCAGTGCGAGGAAGCGATCTCCGAGTTCGGCTTTCTGGCAAAGCATCCCACCACCGGCAATGCCATCGCTTCACCGTATGTTGCGATGAGCCAGACCTACATGAAGCAGGTTAATCAGGTCTGGTATCAGATTTACCAGATCGTGAAAGAAAACTGTGCCGTGGAGTACGGCGGCAGAAATCCACAAGATGATTTGATGGAGCGGCTTCTCACCGCTCGGAAAGGAAACTGATATGTTTGAAAAAGTAAACCCAGCGCATCCCGACAAGGTGGCCGACCGTATTGCCGGTGCTCTTGTTGACCTTGCGTATCAAAAAGAGAAGAACCCGAAGATTGCCGTCGAGGTCCTGATTGGCCACGGCATCTGCCATATTATCACCGAAACCTCGGTAGCCCTCGCCCCTGATGAGGTAGAGACTGCCGTTTCCCGTATCGCCGGGAACCTGCTGGTGGACTATCGTGAGGTTTCGCAGGATGAGCATCTGGCCGACAACCAGATCGACGGCATCCACTGCGGCGACAACGGCATCTTCAAAGGCGTCCCGGTGACTGACGAGCAGAAAAAGCTCACCGCCATCGCCAAGCAGCTCTATGAAACCTACGGTAGCGACGGCAAATACATTCTGGACGGCAACCGCCTGATCCTTTGCCAGAGCAACGCCAAGACCGGCAATCTGCATGAAGTCTTTCCGGATGCCGAGATCAATCCGCTCGGTGACTGGACCGGCGGCACGGATGTTGACTCTGGTGCTACCAACAGGAAGCTCGGTTCTGACATGGGCGACTCCGTGACCGGCGGCGGTCTGCACGGCAAGGACCTCTCCAAAGCCGACGTCAGCATCAACATCTACGCATGGCTCAAGGCGCAGGAAACCGGTGTGCCGGTCGAGCTTGTCTGCGCCATCGGTGACGATGCCGTGGATGGTATTCCATACGAGAGAATCGTAGAAACAGCGAGGGCCTTCATCGACCGCATCGGCGGTTTTGAGAAGTTCGCTGAGTGGGGTCTCATATGCTAATCGAGAAAAAGAAAACGGCGGAGCTGCTTCCTGCCGAATACAATCCCCGCAAGGACCTGAAGCCCGGTGACGAGGAATACGAAAAACTGAAACGCTCCATCGAGGAGTTCGGCTATGTCGAGCCGGTCATCTGGAACAAGACGACCGGTCGTGTTGTCGGCGGCCACCAGAGGCTCAAGGTCCTCATCGACCTTGGCATCACCGAGGTTGACTGTGTGGTCGTTGAAATGGACGAGGCCAAGGAGAAGGCTCTCAACATCGCTCTGAACAAGATCAGCGGCGATTGGGATAAAGACAAGCTGGCCTTGCTGATCGCTGACCTGCAAGGCGAGGACTTTGATGTTTCCCTTACCGGTTTTGACCCCTCCGAGATCGACGACCTTTTCAAGGACAGCCTGAAGGACGGCATTCATGACGATGATTTCGATGTGGACGAGGAGCTGAAAAAACCCACCTTCACCAAGACCGGTGACATATGGACGCTCGGTCAGCACCGTCTGGTCTGCGGCGATTCCACGAAGAAGGAAACCTACGACGCTCTGATGGGCGACGTCAAGGCCAACCTCGTGATCACGGACCCGCCGTACAACGTAAATTATGAAGGTTCTGCCGGTAAAATCAAGAACGACAATATGGCAAACGACGCCTTCTACCAGTTCCTGCTCGACGCCTTCACCAATATAGAGGCTGTCATGACCGGCGATGCTTCCATCTATGTGTTCCATGCGGACACCGAAGGGCTGAACTTCCGCAGGGCTTTTGCCGATGCCGGTTTCTACCTCTCCGGCTGCTGCATCTGGAAAAAGCAGTCGCTGGTGCTCGGACGCTCTCCGTATCAGTGGCAGCATGAGCCGGTGCTCTATGGCTGGAAGAAAAACGGCAAACACCAGTGGTATACGGGCCGCAAGGAAACCACCATCTGGGAGTTTGATAAGTCCAAGAAGAACGGCGACCATCCAACTATGAAGCCGATTGCTCTTCTGGCGTATCCGATTATGAATTCCTCCATGAGCAATGCTGTGGTTCTGGACCCCTTCGGCGGCTCTGGAAGCACCCTGATTGCCTGTGAGCAGTCGGATCGCATCTGCTATACCGTGGAGCTGGACAAGAAGTTCTGCGACGTCATCGTAAAGCGATACATCGAACAGGTCGGCTCCTCGGATGGTGTGATGGTGCAGCGTGACGGCGCGACCTTCCGCTTCGACGAAGTAGCTAATGTAGACAATTGAGGCTCCTGTTTTTCTACGATAATCGGTACATATATTTCGCTGAAATGACTTGCTATTCTGTGCTTTCAGAGTGATATATACAGTACCAAAAAACAAGGAGGTAACCCCATGAAAGAACTACACTACAACGTCACCGGACAGGACCGCAAAGAGCTGGTCGGCATCATCTCCAAGGTGGTCGGTATGAAGGCCGTCTACAAGTTCATGCCCACCTGCGCCTACGTTATCGCAGGCATCACCGTTGAGAAAGGCGGCACGATGGTCTGGGACGAGCGCACGGATCAGGACACCATTGAGGCGGTCATTATCGCCCTTGCCGCAGCCGGATTTAACCCGGTCAAGGATGAGGATGAAGAAGAAACCGGCCTGACGATTGAGATCCCGCTCGAAAAGGTTTCGGTCGGAAACCTCACCAAGCTGCTGGATGCCAAAGGAGAACTGATCAAGAAGGCCCTTGGCATTGAGGACACCCACATTGAACTTAAGGAAGACCGCATCGCCTTCCCGTGGTTCAAGGAGCTGCCCTCTCCCGAAGAGATCAAAGCCTACTCGCATTTCATCGCAGCCTTGTGTGAAATGGCACTGAACCAGAAACGGGTCACCGCCAAGGAAAAGCCGGTCGACAACGACAAGTACGCATTCCGCTGCTTCCTTTTGAGGCTGGGCTTCATCGGTGAGGACTACAAGACCGAGCGCAAAATCCTGCTCCGCAACCTCTCCGGCTCCTCGGCCTTCAAGAGCGGCGCAAAGAAAACGGAGGTGGAATCATGCGAGTGATTTCAAAAGCGGCCCTTGAGGGCTTACGTCGCCGCTATAAGCCCGGTACACGGGTGGAGCTGGTGCAGATGGATGATGTTCAGGCCCCTCCCATCGGGACGAAAGGAACGGTCCTCGGCGTGGACGACATCGGTTCCATTATGGTCGCATGGGACAACGGCTCCGGCCTGTCAGTCGCATACGGCGCAGACCTTTGTAGGGTGGTGAGCGACGATGAATGAAACCATCAAGAAGCAGATCCTCGCCATCCGGGACACCGGCCTGACGAACATGTTTGATACGAACATGGTGCAGCGGCTGGCCTACGAGCGCAACTTCTATGAGCTGGTGGTTTTCATCGAGGAGCATCGCAAGGAATATGTGCATTTCATCCTCTACGGAGAGGCATAAAGTACACAATTCCGAGCCCAAATATTTGTGTAGAATACTTTGGATTATATCGCAGAAATGACTTGCTATTTCAGGCGTTTAGAGTGATATATACACTACCGAAAGGAAATACACATAAACGGAGGAAACCACGATGCGTTACATCGACCACACCAACTGCAAGACAGCCTTTGAAAAGGGCGAAGACCACGAGATCCAGAGCCTTGGGAAGCTCACCCGCACGGCCACCAAGACTGCCGAAGCAAACGGTCTCGGAGTTCTGAAGAACCGTCATGGCTACTACAACAGGATCATCAAGAAGAGCGGCCTCGGAGCCTACGAAGACGTCCTTTCAACCCTCGCAGAGGTTGACGCCTTCTTAAAGAACCTCGACAGCCACAAGGCCACGAAGTATTGAAGTATTAAGGAGGGACCGACAATGACGATCAACGATGCGATGAGAAAGTACCGGCTGCCGAACCCCACCACCCCGGAGGACCTCGAAACCAGATGGAGCAAGGTGCTCACCTTTGGAGACAAGGTCATCATGGCGGGAGGCTTCTACAACGGCCCCGGCAAGCCCTGCTACTTCGGCGCAACCTACGAGTTCCTTGATGACGACCACAGCTGCGAAGGCACCATCGGCCTGAGAGCAGTTAGCGAAGTTGAGTTCGAGAATGACGGTCACGCCATCGCTTGGGCCATGCAACAGTAATCCCCGGTAAAGTAAATACCCTTGGGACATGAGCCGCTCGGCTCTGTTCCTCGTTATGACGGTCGCTTCAGGCGGCTATTTTCTATGCCTTTTTGGAGGTGATAACACTTGAGGCGAATGAAGAAATACACACCGACGAAGTTTAAAGCAAAGGACTCCGTCTACGATAAGGCACGGGCCGACTACGCTGTCTCGTTCATCGAGTGCCTCTGTCACACCAAAGGTACATGGGCTGGAAAGCCCTTCACGCTAATCGACTGGCAGGAGCAAATCATACGGGATATCTTCGGAATCATTAAGCCCAACGGATATCGGCAGTTCAACACCGCCTACATTGAGATACCCAAGAAGATGGGCAAATCGGAGCTTGCGGCTGCGGTTGCACTCCTGCTCACATGTGGCGACGGTGAGGAACGTGCGGAGGTCTACGGCTGCGCTGCGGATAGGCAGCAAGCCTCGATTGTTTTTGAGGTCGCAGCCGATATGGTCCGAATGTGTCCGGCCCTCAACCGCAGAGTCAAAATCCTGACGGCCACAAAGCGGATCGTTTACCTGCCGACAAATAGCTTCTATCAGGTGCTTTCGGCGGAGGCCTACTCGAAGCACGGCTTCAACATCCACGGCGTGGTGTTCGACGAGCTGCACACCCAGCCCAACCGGAAGCTCTTTGATGTTATGACCAAGGGCTCCGGTGATGCTCGTATGCAGCCGCTTTACTTCCTTATAACCACAGCCGGTACGGACACCAAATCCATCTGCTACGAAACGCACCAGAAGGCGAAAGACATCATCGAAGGCCGCAAGATTGACCCGACCTTTTATCCGGTCATCTACGGTGCCGATGAGAACGACGACTGGACGGACCCAAAGGTCTGGAAGAAAGCAAACCCCTCACTCGGCATCACGGTAGGCATCGACAAGGTTAAGGCCGCCTGTGAGTCCGCAAAGCAAAACCCTGCCGAGGAGAACTCCTTTCGGCAGCTCAGACTCAATCAGTGGGTCAAGCAAGCTGTGCGATGGATGCCGATGGAGAAATGGGATCGTTGTGCTTTTGCCATCAGCGAAGACGATCTCGAAGGCCGAGTCTGCTACGGCGGTCTGGACCTCTCGTCCACCACGGATATTACAGCCTTCGTGCTGGTCTTTCCTCCGCTGGACGAAGACGACAAGTTTATGATCCTGCCGTACTTCTGGATACCAGAAGAAAACATGGGCCAGAGGGTCAACCGGGATCACGTCCCTTACGATGTGTGGGAACGCCAAGGTTTCCTGCAAACTACCGAAGGCAACGTGGTCCATTACGGCTATATCGAAAAATTCATCGAGCAGCTGGGCGAACGCTTCAACATTCGTGAGATCGCCTTTGACCGCTGGGGAGCCGTGCAGATGGTCCAGAACCTTGAGGGCATGGGCTTCACGGTCGTTCCCTTCGGACAGGGCTTCAAGGACATGAGCCCTCCGACCAAAGAGCTGATGAAGCTGGTCTTGGAGGAACGCATCGCCCACGGCGGCCATCCGGTGCTCCGCTGGATGATGGACAATATCTATGTGCGGACCGATCCTGCTGGTAACATCAAGCCAGACAAGGAAAAGTCTACAGAGAGAATCGACGGTGCTGTGGCAACTGTCATGGCCTTGGACCGTGCCATCCGGTGCGGCAACGATACGACCGGGAGCGTCTACGACACTCGTGGTCTTTTATTTTTATGAAAGGACGGTGATGTGGTATGGGTATTTTCAGCGGACTATTCAAATCCAGAGACAAGCCTCAAAACAGAACAGCAGGCAGCAACTATGCCTTTTTCATGGGCGGCACGACCTCCGGCAAAGCGGTGACAGAACGGTCTGCCATGCAGATGACCGCTGTGTATTCCTGCGTCCGCATCCTGTCGGAGGCGGTGGCGGGACTGCCTCTGCACCTCTACAAATACACGGACAGCGGTGGCAAGGCAATGGCGCTTGACCATCCGCTCTACCGTCTGCTCCACGATGAGCCGAACCCGGAGATGAGTTCCTTCGTGTTCCGGGAAACCCTCATGACGCACCTTCTCCTCTGGGGCAACGCTTACGCGCAGATCATCCGCAACGGCAAAAACGAGATCGTGGCGCTGTACCCACTGATGCCGAACAAGATGTCGGTGGACAGAGATGAAAGCGGACGGCTGTACTACACCTATTATCGTGGCTCGGATGAAGCCATTAAGGATAAGGAGTTTGCCGTAATGCTTCAACCATCGGATGTGCTTCACATCCCCGGCTTGGGCTTTGACGGACTGGTGGGCTACAGCCCCATTGCTATGGCAAAGAATGCCATCGGCATGGCTATCGCCTGTGAGGAGTACGGCGCAAAGTTCTTCGCCAACGGTGCTGCTCCGGGTGGTGTGTTGGAACACCCCGGCACGATCAAGGATCCGCAGCGTGTGCGGGAGAGCTGGCAGTCTACCTTCGGCGGCAGCGGCAATGCCAATAAAATCGCTGTGCTGGAGGAAGGCATGAAATACACGCCCATCGGCATCTCGCCGGAACAGGCGCAGTTCCTCGAAACACGAAAATTTCAAATCAATGAGATCGCTCGAATTTTCCGGGTCCCACCGCACATGGTCGGCGACCTGGAAAAGTCGAGCTTTTCTAATATTGAGCAGCAGTCCCTGGAGTTTGTGAAATATACCCTTGACCCCTGGGTCATTCGTTGGGAGCAATCCATTCAGCGGTCGCTTTTATCTGCGGATGAAAAATCAAGGTATTTCGTGAAATTCAATCTGGAAGGTCTGCTCCGCGGAGACTATCAGTCCCGCATGAACGGGTACGCCATCGGCCGCCAGAATGGCTGGATGTCCGCAAACGACATCCGGGAACTGGAAAACCTCGACCGTATCCCAGCAGAGGACGGCGGCGACCTGTACCTCATCAACGGCAATATGCTCCCGCTCAAGGACGCGGGGGCTTTTGCAAATACCGAATCCATCGATGACGGAAAGGAGGAAAAAACCGATGAAGAAATTCTGGAATTGGAAGAACCAGACGGATACAGCGGAACGGACGCTGTTCCTGAACGGAACCATCGCCGAGGAAAGCTGGTTTGACGATGATGTTACTCCACAGCTTTTCAAGGACGAACTCATGTCCGGCAATGGAAACATCACTGTCTGGATCAACAGCCCCGGTGGCGACTGCGTGGCAGCGGCACAAATCTACAATATGCTCATGGACTACAAAGGCGATGTGACGGTCAAGATCGACGGAATTGCCGCATCCGCAGCGTCCGTCATCGCTATGGCAGGCACGAAGGTGCTGGTATCTCCCGTGTCCATGCTCATGATCCACAATCCCATGACGGCTGCGTTCGGCAATTCGGACGAGATGCAGAGAGCCATTGAAATGCTCGGCAGCGTGAAAGATTCCATCATCAACGCCTATGAGATCAAGACGGGGCTTTCCCGTGCCAAGCTCTCCCACCTCATGGATGCCGAAACATGGATGGATGCCAACAAGGCTGTAGAACTCGGCTTTGCGGACGGAATCATGAGCCGCGCCGATGAGACCGAGGACATGACTGTCCCCACAGTTTCCATGCTGTATTCCAAGGCGAATGTGGTGAACTCTCTCATGGAGAAAATTGACGCAAAGTGCGCCATCGACCCCAAACCCGCCGTGCCGGAGCGCACGGGACGCTCTGTGGACGAACTCAGAGCCAAGCTGAACACCATCAAAAACTACATTTAATATGGAGGTATTTCAATATGACGATCGTTGAACTGCGCGAAAAGCGCGCCAAGCTGTGGGCTACGATGGAAGGCTTCCTCGACACCCACCGCAATGACAAGGGCGTCCTCTCTTCCGAGGACGACGCCGTTTACGCCAATATGGAGAAGGAACTGAACGACCTGACCAATGAGGTCAGACGCATGGAGCGCCGCGACGCCATTGCCGCAGAGCTTGCAAAGCCCGTATCCGCTCCCATCACCGAGCAGCCCCAGAAAGCGACCGGCGAAGCCAAGACCGGCAGAGCGTCGGGTGCTTACCGCGAGGACTTCGGTCTGCACCTGCGAGGCAAGCGGATGCTCCACAATGTGCTCTCCGAGGGCGTGGACGCCAACGGCGGCTATCTCGTCCCCACAGAATTTGAGAAGTTCATCGTGGACACGCTCAAGGAGGAAAATGTGATGCGCCGTCTGTGCAAGATCATCACCACTGACAACGAGCGCAAGATCCCCGTTGCAGCGACGCATTCCACTGCCGCGTGGACGGCAGAGAACGCCGCTTACACCGAGAGCAACCCCACCTTCGCCCAGAAGACCATCGATGCCTATAAGCTGACCGACCTTGTAAAGGTGAGCATCGAGCTTCTGGATGACAGTGCCTTTGATCTGGAGGAGTATATCGCCCGCGAGTTTGCCTATGCCTTCGGCGCTGCCGAGGAGCAGGCGTTCTGCGTCGGCACCGGCACGGGTCAGCCCACCGGCCTGTTCACCGCAGACGGCGGCACGGTCGGCGTTACTGTGGCAAGTGCGACCGCCGTTACCACCGACGAGGTGATCTCCCTCATCTACGCCCTGAAAGCGCCGTACCGCAAGAACGCCAAGTTCCTGATGAACGACGCGACCGTTTCCGCACTGCGCAAGCTGAAGGATTCCAACGGTCAGTATCTGTGGCAGCCGTCCCTGCAGGCGGGTCAACCCGACCGGCTGCTCGGCTACGAGATCTACACCAGCCCGTATGCCCCCACGCTGGCGGCGGGTGCGCTCTCCATCGCCTTCGGCGACTTCCAGAGCTACTGGATCGCTGACCGCACCGGCAGGACTGTTCAGCGCCTGAACGAACTGTATTCCACCAACGGTCAGGTCGGTTTTGTCGCCACCGAGCGTGTAGACGGCAAAATCATCCTTCCGGAGGGCATTCAGCTTCTGAAGATGAAGGCAGCCTGATGAGAGGAGGCGGCGGTGATGGAAGAACTGCTCACTAAAGTGAAAGCCAACCTCATTCTGGAACACACGGCGGATGATGCGCTCATTCAGAGCTACATCACCGCCGCTGTTTCATACGCGGAGAGCTACCAGCACATCCCAGAGGGAACGTATCAGAATGCACCCATGCCGCCGACCACAGAGCAGGCCGTTATCATGCTGGCGTCCCACTTCTACGAAAGCCGGGACGGCAGCACGGGCGGCTTCTTTGCGGATAACACGGGAGCGGCACAGCAGGTATGGAACACGGTCAATCTGCTGCTTCGGCTGGATAGGCGGTGGCAGGTATGAGCTTCGGAAAAATGAACGGCTTTGCCGACATTGTGGAAACCCGGCAGGTCAAGGACAGCGAGGGATTCGCCCATTCCGAGGATGAAGTCCTTGCGTCCATCCGCGTCTACCGGGAAGGTCGGCACGGATCTGAGCGCTGGGCAAACCTTGCGGCCTTCAGCGAAGCCACCGACCTGTTCCGCTTTCGGTGTATTCCGGGGCTGACGGTCACCACTGACTATTTCCTCGTCTGCGAAAATTGTCGCTATGACATTGTTTCCGTGGAGAACGTGAGAGGGTGCGGAATGTACCTCGATGTTTTAGCGAAAAGGAGTGAACCCACCATTGGCAAAGGCTGATTTCAAGCTGCCGGACGAGTTTCTGACAAAGCTGTCCCGGCTGGGTAAGGACACCGACAGCGTTGCGGAAAAGGTGCTGGAAGCTGGCGGGCAGGTCGTTCTGGCAAAGGTGCGGAGCAATCTCGCCGCTGTCATCGGCAGCGGGACAAAGTACGACTCGCGCTCCACCGGCGAACTGGCGCAGTCGCTCGGCTTATCTCCCGTCAAGCTGAACCGCGAGGGCAACCATGACATCAAGATCGGCTTTTCCGAACCTCGCTCGGATGGCGGCAGCAACGCAAAACTAGCCAATGTTTTGGAGTACGGCAAGCACGGACAGCCTGCAAAGCCCTTTCTGAAACCGGCAAAATCCGCATCAAAAGCGGAGTGCATCCGCGTCATGGAGCAGACGCTCAAGGAGGAGGTCGAAAAGCTGTGAGCTTGCTGTCGGAACTGAATACCATCGCGGAAAGCTGCGCTATCCCAGTAGAGACCGGCGTGTTCACCGATCCCGCGCCGGATACCTACCTCGTGCTGACACCGCTTGCGGATACATTTGACCTCCATGCGGATAACTGTCCGGGCATCGACACGCAGGTGGTGCGACTGTCCCTCTTTACAAAGGGAAGCTATACCAAGCTGAAAAACAGACTTGTCCGCACACTTTTCGGTGCGGATTTCTATATTACGGACCGCCGGTACATCGGCTTTGAAACCGACACCGGCTATCACCACTATGCCATTGACGTGGCAAAATCTTATGTTTGGGAGGAATGACAATGGCGACCATTGGTCTGGATAAACTTTATTACGCAAAAATCACCGAGGGAGACAACGGTGAAGAAACCTACGGCACACCGACACAGCTTGCCAAGGCTATGACGGCGGAGCTTTCCGTGGAACTGGCCGAGGCGACGCTCTACGCCGACGACGGCGCGGCGGAGGTCGTGAAGGAGTTCCAGAGCGGCACGCTCACGCTGGGCATCGACGACATTGGCGTGCAGGTGGCGCAGGACCTCACCGGCGCAAAAATCGACGACAACAAGGTACTCATTTCTGCCTCCGAGGACGGCGGCGACCCGGTCGCCATCGGCTTCCGGGCGAAGAAGTCCAACGGCAAATACCGCTATTTCTGGCTCTACAAGGTCAAGCTCGGCATCCCTGCGACGAACCTCACCACCAAGGGCGAGAGCATCAAGTTCTCCACGCCCAGCATCGAGGGCACCGTCCTGCGCCGCAACAAGCTGGACGGTCAGGGCAAGCACCCGTGGAAAGCGGAGGTGTCCGAGGATTCCACCGGAGTCTCGGCATCGGTTATCAGCGGCTGGTACACCGAGGTGTATGAGCCGACATTCGCGCAGGTGTAAGGAGGATTTTTATGGACGACAGAAGTGCAAAAATCAAAATCGGCGGTCGGGAGTTTGAACTCATTCTCACCACCCGCGCCACCAAGGAGATCGCAGGCCGCTACGGTGGTCTGGAAAATCTGGGTCAGAAGCTGATGCGGTCTGAAAACTTTGAGATGGCTCTGGACGAGCTGGTATGGCTGATTACGCTGCTGGCAAACCAGTCCGTGCTCATCCACAATCTCCGCACCCCGGAGGACAAGCAGGAGCTGCTCACGCAGGAGACGGTCGAGCTGCTCACCAGTCCGCTGGAACTGGCAGAGTACAAGTCCGCCATCATGGAGGCCATGTTCAAGGGAACGAAGCGGAATGTGGAAAGCGAGAACAATTCAAAAAACGCGCAGGTCGGGTAACAGACGAGGAACTGTTCACCCGGCTTTTTTATTACGGAACGGCGCAGCTGCATCTTCCCTCCGAGGAGGTCTGGCTGACGCCGTTCGGCTTTCTCCTCGACCTGTGGGAGTGCCACAGGCAGTTCCTCGGCATGGCAAAGCCGAAACGGGAGCTTTCCATCGACGATATTATCCCGCCCGGACTGTAAGGAGGCGAAGTACATGAGCATCATCCCCGGCACAACGCCGACCCTGACGCTGTCTCTTGACAGAAGCATCACCGGCTGTGCGGCTGCGGAGTTCTGCCTTGCCTGCGGAACGGTCCGGCTTTTGCGCCCACTTTCGGAACTGTCTTTGTCCGCTGACGGTACGGAGGTCAGTCTTCGCCTGACGCAGACCGAAACGCTGATGCTGCCGGACAACCAGATCGCAAAGGTACAGCTTCGGGTCATGCTTGGCGGCGCTGTATTTGCAACAGACAGCATTCCAGTTCCAACAAAAGAACTGTTACATCGAGAGGAGTTGATCGCCGATGCGCATTAGCGCAAAGCTGCATACCGAGGATGAACGGCTCCATGCCGACTTCCAAACGACCGTTCAGGTCGGCGGCGACCTCTCACTGGGTCACGCGCTCATGTGGGACAAGCAGGGGCGACTTGCCGTGCAGGTGGCGGAGGAAGCCGAAGCGGACAATACGCTCCCCATCACAGCAGCGGCAGTATATGCGGAACTGGGCAACATCGAAGTGCTGCTCGGCACGATATAGGAGGTTTTATGAGCATTGCAACAGAACTCGCCAAGCTCCAGACGGCGAGAAACAAGATCCGTACCAAGCTGGTGGCACTGGGGCTTGTGACCGCAGCAGCCAAGCTGGACGACTGTGCCACGGCGGTGGATGGCATCTCCAATCAGGGCGCGGTCTCCGCGACTGTGCAGGAGGGCGATACTTACACCATCCCTGCGGGCTACCACAACGGCAGCGGTACGGTTTCCGGCGTGGCGGGCGGCGGTAACTACAAGCTGCAAAGCAAAACGGTCGCGCCCACGAAAGCGCAGCAAGCGATCACTCCGGACAGCGGCTATTACGGTCTGTCCGACGTCACCGTCTCGCAGATCCCCGATGCGTATCAGGATGTGTCCTCCGTTACGGCGGGTGCAGCAGACACGCTGACCGGCAAGGTGCTCGTCACGGCGGACGGCAAGGTCACGACCGGCACCATGCCGAATAACGGCGCGGTATCCAAGACGCTGGACGCAAATACGCCGTCCTATACCATCCCGAAGGGGTATCACAGCGGCGCGGGCAAGGTGTCCGTCGCAGTGGAAACAAAAACGGTCACGCCGACCAAAGCGGCGCAGGACATTGTGCCGTCCACGGGCAAAGTTCTCACCAAGGTCAGCGTGGCGGCAATTCCGGATGCGTTTGCAGACACCTCCGGTGCGGATGCGTTGGCGGCGAATATCCTCGACGGCAAGACAGCCTTTGTGAACGGCTTAAAGGTCACCGGCTCCATGCCGGACAACGGCAGTGCGACTGCCACAATGGACGGTCTGACCACGACCAGCGTGACCATTCCGGCAGGCTACACCGCAGGCGGTACGGTGTCGCTGACTGCGGATATTGAAGAAGCCCTCGCGGCAATCTGAGGCGGCTGCGGATGAGCATTAAAAGTGAGATCACGCGGTTGAAAGATGCGAAGAGCGTGCTCCGGTATTGGCTGATGACCAAAAACGTCACCGTACCGGGGTATGCCACATTGTCGGAGCTCACGGACCTTTTGAGCAAGGTGCCGGTCGTGGACACCGAGGTCGTGAAGGTGACGGTCTCCAATCACACGAAAGCGTCCGTGACCGCCTATGGCATGGACGGCCCCGTCGAGATCCCGAGCCAGACAGAGGGGACAGTGTCCATCCTCCTTGGCGCGATGATCCATATCGAGGTCACGACACAGACAAATTACTTCTACTCGCCCACAGACGGCGAGGTCATCGACAGCAGCGAGAATGGCGCGCACGTCAAGATCACAGACCGCTATTGCACGGTCTATGTGACGATCAGCCCCATCGTATGATCTGCGCGGAAAGGAGGCGGCAGCGTGGCAGACAATTTCGGCTTAAAAATCGGACTTGAAGGTGAAAAGGAGTTCAAAAAAGCCATTGCGGACATCAACCAGTCCTTCAAAGTCCTCGGCTCAGAGATGAAGCTGGTCGCCTCCGAGTTCGGCAAAAACGACACCTCCATGCAGGCCGTCGCCGCCCGGTCGGAGGTTCTGAACAAGCAGATCGACGCGCAAAAGCAGAAGATCGAGGTGCTGCGGCAGGCGTTGAAAAATGCGTCGGAGTCCTTTGAGGAAAATGACCGCCGCACCCAAAGCTGGCAGATCCAGCTGAACAATGCGGAAGCCGCCCTCAACGACATGGAGCGCGAACTGAAAGCCAACAACGACGCGCTCTCCGAAGCCAGCGACGGTTATACGGATGCAGAGAAGTCCGTGTCCAAGATGGCGGATGAAATGGATGACGCCGCAAAAAACGCCGGGGACATGGGCGGCAAGATTGACGACGCCGGAGAGAAAGCGGAAAAATCTGGAGGCAAGTTTGAAAAGCTGGGCAGCGTCCTCAAGGGTATCGGCACGGCCATGGGCGCAGTCGCCGCCGCTGCCGGAGCCGCCGCTGTCAAGCTGGGCAAGGAAGTCATTTCTGCCTATGCCGACTATGAGCAGCTGGTGGGCGGCGTGGATACGCTGTTCAAGGACAATTCCAAGGAACTGCAAAGCTACGCTGCCAACGCCTACAAAACGGCTGGCCTGTCCGCAAACGAGTACATGGAGACGGTCACCTCGTTCTCTGCAAGCCTGATCCAGTCCCTCGGCGGCGACACCGAAAAAGCGGTCAAATACGCCGACATGGCAATTACGGATATGTCCGACAACGCCAACAAAATGGGCACGGATATGTCCATGATCCAGTCGGCGTATCAGGGCTTTGCCAAGCAGAACTACACGATGTTGGACAACCTGAAGCTCGGCTACGGCGGCACGAAATCCGAAATGGAGCGGCTGCTGGCTGATGCGGAGGCAATCTCCGGCATCCACTATGACCTCGAATCCTACGCCGACATCGTGGACGCGATCCATGTCATTCAGACGAGCATGGACATCATCGGCACGACCGCAAAGGAAGCAGAGCACACCATTTCGGGTTCCATCAATGCCCTGCAGGCGGCAGGAAAGAACCTGCTCGTCGGCTTTGGCAACGCGGATGCGGATATGGAGCAGCTGTGCGGGAACATGGCAGAGGCGCTGAAAAACGTCATCGCCAACATCACACCCGTCATCGAGAATATCGTAAAGGCGCTGCCCACGGCGACAAAGGCGTTATTAGAAGCCATCGCGGAACTGCTTCCCACGCTGCTGGATACCGTGACGCAGCTTTTTTCGCAGCTTCTGACCACCATTCTGGAGCTGTTGCCCCAGCTGATCCCGGCTGCGGTGCAGGCGGTGATGACCATCACACAGGCGATCATCGACAATCTGCCGCTGCTCATTGACGCTGCGACGCAGATGATCGTGTCTCTTGTTCAGGGGCTTGCGGATGCGCTGCCGCAGCTCATTCCCGCTGCCGTGGAAGCTGTCACGACCATCGTGCAGGGGCTTATCGACAACCTTCCGCTCCTGCTGGACGCGGCGCTGCAACTCATACTCGGTCTGGCACAGGGACTTCTGGACGCCCTGCCGCAGCTGATTGAATCTCTTCCGGCCATCATCACAGGCATTGTGGATTTCCTCATTTCAGGGATTCCGCAGATCATGGAGGCGGGCATCCAACTTCTGACCGCACTGGTAGATGCGCTGCCGGACATCATTGCGGCAATCGTGGAGGTCCTGCCGCAGATCATTGACGGCATCGTCAAAGCATTGTTGGAAGGATTGCCGCTGATTGTGCAGGCGGGTATCGACCTGTTGGTATCTCTGGTGCAGAACCTACCGGAGATTATTCTGACCATTGTGGAAGCGTTGCCTCAGATCATTACCGCCATTGTGGACGCTTTGCTGGCATCCATCCCACAGCTGGTGGAGGCAGGTGTGACGCTGTTTATCTCCCTCATTGAAAACCTCCCCACCATCATTCTGGAGATCGTCAAGGCGGTCCCGCAGATCATTGCGGGGATTGTCACCGCCTTTACGGAGTCCATTCCCCAAATCGTAGAGGTCGGCGCGAACCTTGTGCGCGGGCTGTGGGAGGGCATTCAGTCCCTCGCTTCGTGGCTCTGGGATAAGGTCAGCGGATGGATCTCGTCCATCTGGGACGGCATCTGCGACTTCTTTGGAATCGCGTCTCCGTCCAAGGAGATGGGCTGGGTCGGCGAGATGCTGGTGGAGGGTCTTGCCGGATCTCTCGACAAAAACGGAAAGACAGCGGTGCGCTCGGCAGAGCATCTGGCAGACGGCATTTCCTCTGTCATGCAGGACATGACGGCGGATATGCAGACTGCCATTCCGTCTCACATCAACATGGATACGACGCTTTCCGGGCTTTCCGATGTCGGGCGGACGTTCAGTGGACAGGCGTTCAACGTCACCATTCCGCTCACCATCGACGGAACAACGCTGGCCCGGATTCTGGCGGAAATCCAGTGGACGCAGAATGCCGCCTATGTACGCAATCTCGGAACCGTTTGAGGAGGTGCGCGAATGTGATTGAAATTCTCAAAAATGACCGGGTCATTCGATCCATTTCTCATGTGCTCACCGCTTCCATATGCGACAAACTGGACGGTACGCTGACCTTTGACTTTACTGTCCTGCAGGAAAACTGCGTTCCGCTCCTGCCTGGCATGGCGGTTCGGTATGATGGTCAGTATTACGATATTGTACGGGTCAAGCGGGGCTTCACATCTGGGATAGAGATCAGCACCGTATCCTGCGAACATATTTCTTACACGCTCAACAGCGAACGGTACAACCTTGTGACCTTTGTGTTTGAAGGAACGCCGCTGCAGGGATTGACAGAGCTGCTTGTCGGAACGCCGTTCTCCGTGGGTGTTGTGGAGCCGACAGCGATGGTGGAATGCGCTTTTACAGACAGCAGCCCACTGAACCGCCGATCTGCACTGATGCGGTTTGCGGATGCCTGCGGAGGCGAACTGGAATACAGTGGATACACGATTCACATTCGGACCCATCGCGGCAGCTTGGAATGCATTGCCCTGATGGACGGAACAAATGTGACAGGGCTTTGCGCTACCTACGATTCCAGAAAAGAAACGCAGGCTTATGAGATACAGCTGTTCAAACGCACACCGCTTTCCGTAGGAGACGAGGTGCGCATCGTATATCACCCTCTTTCTATTGAAACGGATACGAGAATTGTAGGCATGAGCTACAATCCTTTTGATGCGCATACCGTCCGTATTGAGGTTGGAGATTACGTACCGAACCTCCTGGCAGCGGAAACGGAGCGCATAAACGGTATTCGACAGGAGTTCCGAGCCGCCAACGGAAAGATGGAGTCGAAAATCGAATCCGTAGAGGGAGGGCTTTCGTCCCTTACGCAAACTGTTAGTGGATTTGATACCCGTATTGAAAACGCAGAAGGGTCTGTATCCACGTTGTCCCAGACGGTCAGCAGGTTCAATACGCGGATCGAAAATACGGAAGGCTCTGTTTCTACGCTCACACAGACGGTGAACAGCTTTCAGACTCGTATTCAAACGGCAGAGGGGAACATCTCCTCCCTGACACAAACGGCGGGTAAAATTGACTGGCTGATCAAATCAGGTACCTCGGCGTCCAATTTTACGATGACGGATCGCGCCATCAAGTTGGTAGCGGATAAAATCGATCTCTCCGGCTATGTGACCATCTCCGCCCTCGGCACGGCGGGCAAAACCACCATCAACGCCGGTAACATCACGACCGGCACAATAGACGCATCCAAAGTTACAGTTACGAACCTGCAGATCAACAATGTGAAATACGGCACATACCCCGTTATCACCTGCACCGGTACTTACGGGAACCCAAATATCGCAGTCGGCAAAGATCAGATGTCCAACAGCGTCAGTCCGACAAAACTCAGCTTGTATGGGACAACCATCAATGTTGGCGATGAAACCAGTACGCTCTACACGGTCAATATCTCCGGAGGGTATGTGAAGATTGTTGGCGGCAGCTATGTAAATATCGGTACAAGCAGTTACTATGCCGTGATGAACAACAGCCGAGAGTTCCGTCCAAGCACATCCAGTTCTTCTTATCCATTTTATCTGGGAACTTCCGGATACCCCTGGCATTACGGCAATATCGGAACGCTGAATGTCGTGACATCGGCGAAACTCGGAACAACGACAGGTGCAAAAGTCGGATTCTTCGGCACAACGCCTATCGGCAGAAAGACTGTTTCCCGTGCCACCGGTTCTACCGTTGCGTCCTGCAATACGGCAATCAACAACCTTATTACAGCGTTAAAGGCCTATGGACTGATTAGTTAGGAGGCATCTAATATGCTTGAAATCTATAACAGCACTGGGACGCTCCAATGCAGCTTCCCGCGCGTGCTCTCCGCCTCCCTCTGCGACAAGCTGTCCGGGGAGCGGACGCTTTCGTTCTCCGTCCTTGCTTCCCGGTCGCAGCCGCTGTCTATCGGCATGACCGCGAAGCTGGACGGTCAGTTTTACAACATCGTCCGTGTATCCAAGAAGATCACGGGCGGTTTTCCGGTTACGACGGTGCAGTGTGAACATATTTCGTACACGCTCAACGATGAGAAATACAACTTAGTGACCTTCGTATTTGAAGGAACTCCGGCAGACGGCATGACGCAGCTGTTGTCCGGCACGCCGTTTTCTGTGGGTGTTATCGAAGCTACCGAGCGTGTGGAATGCGCGTTCACCGACCAAAGCCCTCTCAGCCGCCGCAATGCGCTCATGCGCTTCATTGACGCCTGCGGCTGCGAGGTGGAGTACGACGGGTACAAAATCAACCTGCGAAAGCATCGTGGCAGCACTGTCCGCAAGCATCTAATGGACGGTGAGAATGTGACCGATCTGACTGTGACCATTGACAGCCGGGAAAATACGCAGTCTTACGAAATTTCGCTTTTCAAAATGGCCGACTTGCAGGCGGGTGACGAGGTGAACATCACCTATACGCCGATGGGTGTGAATGTGGACACGCGCATCATCAGCATCGAGTACGACCCCTTCTACCGCTACACCGTGCGGGTGGAGGTCGGCGATTACGTGCCGAACCTGCTTGCATCCACCGCGACTCAGCTTGATCAAGTGCGGCAGGAATTCAAGGCTGCGGACGGCAAGCTGCTTTCCAGCATCCAAACTGTAGACGGAAATCTCTCCACGCTCTCACAGACTGTAAGCGGTTTTAATACGCGCATTGAAAACGCCGAGGGCGCAGTATCCACGCTGTCCCAGACGGTCAGCGGCTTTAATACGCGAATCGAAAATGCGGAAGGGTCCGTTTCCACCCTGACACAGACCGTGAACAGCTTTAAGACCCGCATCGAGACGGCGGAGGGCAACATCACTTCGGTTACGCAGACGGCAAACAAGATCAACTGGCTGGTGAAGTCCGGCACATCCGCTTCTGATTTCACCATGACCGACCGCGCCGTCAAGCTGGTGGCAGACAAAATCGACCTTTCCGGCTATGTGACCATCTCCGCCCTCGGAACGGCAGGCAAGACCACCATCAACGGCGCGAATATCACCACCGGCACGATCCATGCCGACCGCATCGACACCTCCACGCTGAAGGTTAAGACCATCTACTCACAGTCCGGCAAGGTCAGCTTGAAGGAATATACCAGCACCACCATGTACATCGGCGGCGATGGAACCTGGAACTACGACTACACCTACATTTTCGCCGGAACACAGATCAAACTTGCTTCGTGGGACGGCGTTGGCACACACGCGCTGGTCATTGACACGAAAAACCACTGTGTCCGACCGGCTACCATTGTGGACTGGGATCTCGGAAACATCTCCTATACTTTTGGGAACATCTGGTGCGAGAAGATCACTATCCGCAATGGAAACAACGACGGGTACATCGGCTTTAATGGCGGTACATTTGAGATCGTGGCAAACGGCGCGGCGGTCAACCGTCTCGGTTCGTCCGTCTACTATTGGGATACAGGATACATCAGCAAGCTGTATTTGAACAGTTCCTGCTATCTGGACGCATTCGGCAGTTCGCTGCGGGTAAACGGCACTGTTATCGGCGGCTCCGATCCCAACATGGCCGGCAAAGAGGTCAAAATGGGCGGCAGCACCAGCTATTACATCACGGCAAGCACATCCCGCGAACTGAAGCCGTCCTCAAGCAGCACCTCGTACCCCTTTTACCTGGGTACGGCAAGCCTTTACTGGCACTATGCCTATCTCGGTTCTGTGCAGGTGAAAATCGGCTCAGGTACAAGCTCTAAAATCGGCTTCTTTGCCGGAACGCCCGTTGCGCGGCAGACGCTCAGCACCTATTCGCAGAATATGGGCTATTCGTCAGCAAGCTCATCCAACTATCTGAAAATTCTGAACAACCTGGTCGGCATTCTTGTGAAATACGGGCTGATCGGCACTTAAGGAGGAAAACGCACATGAAAGTACAACTGAAAGAAATCGTTCTGGCTGTTCCGGCGCTGTCCAAGCTGTCTGCCGGAGATCTGCAGCTTCGTCTTGCCTACAAGCTCAAGCGCATGATTTCTGCTTTGCAGAAGGAAGCGGATTTCTTTGCCGAACAGCGGCAGAAGATCTTTGAAAAATATGGCACGGCAAAGGAGGATGGCAGCTTTGATTTTTCAGTAGAAAACGAGTCAAAAGCAGCTGCCGAACTGGAAGAACTGTTAGTAATGGAGGTCACGCCGGAGGTGGAAGCTATCGACATTCCCATCACGGAAAACCTGCTGTTATCCGCAAACGACATCGGGCTGCTGATGCCGTTTGTTCATTTTACAGAGGAATAAGGAGGAAACGAATATGAAACAGATTTGGAATGGCATTCAGGTCGCGTTCACCGCCCTGGGCGGCTTTCTCGGCTGGTTTCTCGGCGGTGTGGACGGATTTCTGTATGCTCTGATTGCCTTTGTGGTGATCGACTACATTACCGGCGTTCTGTGCGCGATTTCGGACAAGAATCTTTCCAGCGCTGTGGGTTTCAAGGGTATCTGCCGGAAGGTGCTGATTTTCACCCTTGTGGGCATCGGAAACATTCTGGATGTCTATGTGCTCGGTGGGACAGGCGTTCTGCGGACGGCGGTGATTTTCTTCTATCTTTCCAATGAAGGTGTGAGCCTGTTGGAAAATGCCGCGCACCTGGGTCTGCCGATCCCCGAAAAGCTGAAAGCAGTCCTGGAGCAGCTGCATGACCGCGCTACCGATGAAAAGGGCGGTGAAGAGTAATGGCTTACACGAACAGCCCCTTGGTGTCCTACACCAAGCTCAGCCCGAACCACTCCGGGCAGCGCACCCACAGCATTGACCGTATCACGCCCCACTGCGTGGTGGGTCAGTGCAGCGTGGAAACACTGGGAAATGTATTCCTGCCGACATCCCGTCAGGCAAGTTCCAACTACGGCATTGGCGTGGACGGCAGAGTCGGGATGTATGTGGAGGAGAAGAACCGTTCCTGGTGCTCGTCCTCCGCTGCCAACGACCAGAGAGCCGTGACCATTGAGTGTGCCAGTGATGCCACTGAGCCGTATGCGTTCAAGGATGTGGTGTACCAGCGGCTCATTGAGCTTTGCACCGACATCTGCAAACGCAACGGCAAAACCAAGCTGCTCTGGCTGGGCGATAAGGACAAGACGCTCGGCTATATGCCCGCACCGGATGAGATGGTGCTGACCGTCCACAGATGGTTTGCGAATAAATCCTGCCCCGGCGATTGGCTGTATGCCCGCATGGGCGATCTGGCAGAGAAGGTCACGGCGGCTCTCAGCGGTGATGTAAAGCCTGCCGACCCGGTCAAGCCCACACCTGTAGGTATCAAGGCCGGTGACCTCGTGACCATTACGGGCAGTACCTACTACAACGGCAAAGCCATCCCCGGCTGGGTGAAGAAGCTCCGCTGGTATGTGGTCGAGGTCAGAGGCGACCGTGCCGTCATCAACAAGGACGAGTCCGACAAGTACGCCATCATGTCGCCGGTCAAGACCTCGGCACTTACCGTGGTTGGCACGAAACCCGCCGCCGACTACCGCATCCACACCGTGGTGCATGGTGACACCATCTGGGCAATCGCCAAGAAGTATCTCGGCAACGGCAGCCGCTATAAGGAGATCGTCAGCCTGAACGGACTGAAAAGCAATGTCATCTACAACGGCATGAAACTCAAAATCCCGAATAAGTAAACCGAACCTCATCACACGCCCTCTGCGGATTTTCCGTGGAGGGCGTTATTTTTTTGCTCTTTTTTCGTTCAAGATGGCCATTTCCCTCCAGTGGGTAGTGAGAGGAACCCCTCTCGGACTGGAGGACAATCTCATGACAAACGAGCAAAGAGAAAAGATAACGGCCCTGCGGCATCAGGGCTTTGGATATACGGCCATCGCCAACAGCATCGGACTGTCAAAGGACAGCGTCAAAGCATATTGTCGATCCCACGGCCTCGCCGGTGAGAAGGCAGAGAGCCACAGCCTTGCGGAGGTTCCCACGCAGCTTTGCCTGAACTGCGGCAAGGCGCTGATCAAGCTCCCCGGACGGAAACAGAAGAAGTTCTGCTGCTCGGGGTGCCGGACAACATGGTGGAACGCTCACCCGGAGGCCGTAAAGCAGAAAGCCGTTTATACTTTTACCTGCTCGAATTGCGGGAAGGAGTTCACGGCCTACGGAAACGCCAAGCGCAAATACTGCTCCCACGGCTGTTATATTGCGGCACGGTTCAAAGGCGGTGATGCCGGATGAGCAAGGAGGAGATTCACAACGACATGCTCTACCACGCAGCTATTTCAATGGCGAAAACCATGCTCGAAAACGGCCTGATCACCGAGGAGGAATACGCTGAAATTGATACAATTCTGCTCGAAAAATACAGGCCATATTTGGGTACATTATTATCGGAAAACGCTTGATATTCCGGCCTTTTAGAGTGATATATAGACACTACCGGAAGGAGGAATTTCATTGAAAACAGTAGAGAAAATCGAGCGAAAACTGCCGGTTCTGAAAGCAAGAAAGCGAGTCGCTGCCTACGCCAGAGTGTCGATGGAATCCGAGCGGATGCAGCACTCGCTTTCTGCACAGGTGAGCTATTACAGCGCACTGATTCAGAAGAACCCAGAATGGGAATACGCTGGCGTTTTTGCGGATTACGGGATCTCCGGCACCGGCACCAAAAAGCGTGATGAGTTCAACCGCATGCTGGCTGAGTGTGAATCCGGAAACATCGACATCATCCTCACCAAGTCGATCCAGCGGTTTGCGAGGAACACCGTGGACCTTCTGAACACGGTCCGGCACCTGAAGGAGCTCGGCATTGAGGTTCGCTTCGAGAAGGAAAAAATCAATTCCTTGAGCGGTGACGGCGAGCTGATGCTTTCCATCCTCGCTTCCTTTGCACAGGAAGAAAGCCGCAGCATTTCCGAGAACGTCAAGTGGGGTACGATCAAGCGGTTCAAGCAGGGCATTCCTAACGGCAAGTTCAGTATTTTCGGATATGAGTGGCAAGACGACAAGCTGGTAATCATACCGGAGGAAGCTGAGATCATCCGCTGGATGTATGCAGAGTACATGAAAGGTGCATCCCGAATCGAGATCGGCAGGGCCTTGATGGACCGAGGCATTTATACCCGGCAGGGAAAGCCGTGGGTGGATTCCAATGTAAAGGTCATCCTGACGAACATCACCTACACCGGGAACATGCTTTTCCAGAAGGAATACTGCGAAGACCCGATCACCAAGCACCGGAGGAAGAATTATGGTGAGATGCCACAGTATTTCGTCGAGGACACCCACGAGGCGATTATCCCGATGGACGAATGGCAAGCGGTACAGGCCGAGTTCAAGCGCAGACGGGACCTGGGCCCCTTCGGAAACAAGTCGCTGAAGCTCTCGGCTTTCTCCACCAAGATCACCTGCGGCTGCTGCGGCAAGCACTATCGCCACAGCGGGAAACGGAACACCGCCGGTGAGGTTTACTACATCTGGACCTGCCAGACGAAAAACCAGAAAGGTGCATCGGCCTGCCCATCAAAGAATGTCCCGGAGAAGATGCTCCAGAATGCTGCTGCCGAGGTGCTGAGCCTTGACAAGTTTGATGAGGATGCTTTCAGCCAGCAGATCGAAGAGGTCATTGTCATTGGAGACGACACCTTGACCTTCCGCTTTTACGACGGCCACGAGGTCACAACCAAATGGCAGTCTACAGCTAAAACCGACTGGTGGACGGACGAGCGCAGAAAGCTCTGGGGAGAACGGCACAAGCGCAAGGACACCAACCCGAACCGGAATACCTTCTACGAGTTCACCGGATTCATAAAATGCGGCTGCTGCGGTGCCAATTATCGATGCCAATCCGGAAAGCGCAAGGACGGCACCCCGACACGGTCTTGGTATTGCACCGGTCCACGTTCCGAATGTCAGAATCCGGCTATCAGGGATGAGACCATGAAGCGGCTGGTGACTGAGGTTCTTGGCCTTGATGAGTTCGACGAGGCTACGATGGACGCCCAGATTGAAAGCGCAACAATCCTCGACCACACGGTCACGTTCCATTTCAGGGACGGCCACATCGAATCCAGAGACTTTTTGGATAAGCGGCACGGCACCCCTTGGACCGAGGAACGGCGGAAAAAAGCAAGAGAATCCATGAAGGCTGCTTGGACAGACGAGCGCAGGGAGGCAATGAGTGAAAGAATCAAGAAAATAAGGAGCGAAAAGAAATGGCCAAATCCGTAACCACGATACCGGCGACGCTGTCACGCTTCACGGCGGCACCGATCAACAGCACGAAGAAGCGACGTGTGGCGGCCTACGCTCGTGTCAGCACCGACAATGAGGAGCAGCTGACCAGTTACGAAGCGCAGATTGACTACTACACGAATTACATCAATGGCCGCGATGATTGGGAGTTCGTCGGCGTCTACCCGGACGAAGGCATCACCGGCACCAACACCAAAAAGCGTGAGCAGTTCCGGCAGATGGTGGCGGACGCCCTCGATGGCAAAATCGACCTGATTATTACGAAGTCAGTCAGCCGCTTTGCCCGAAACACGGTCGATAGCCTAACCACCATCCGGAAGCTCAAGGAACACAATGTCGAGGTCTATTTTGAGAAGGAAAATATCTGGACCTTCGACAGCAAGGGCGAGCTTCTTCTGACAATCATGTCTTCGCTGGCGCAGGAAGAATCCCGGTCCATTTCCGAAAACTGCACATGGGGCCAGCGGAAGCGGTTTGCAGACGGCAAGGTCACAGTTCCGTTCAAGCGATTTCTGGGCTACGACATGGGGCCGGACCACAACCTCGTGGTAAACCCAGAACAGGCCAAGCTGGTCAAGCGCATCTACGGAATGTTCCTGCAAGGCCAGTCGCCATTCCAGATTGCCCGGACGCTGACCGAAGAAGGCATTCCTTCTCCCGGCGGCAAGGACCACTGGAATCCCAGCAACATCAAGAGCATGCCCACCACCGAGAAGTACAAGGGCGATGCGCTGCTACAAAAGTCCTTCACGGTCGACTTCCTGACCAAGAAGAAAAAGGCCAATGAGGGTGAAATCCCACAGTACTATGTCAAGGATAATCACGAGGCCATTATCGATCCGGAGACCTTCGAGATGGTGCAGACCCTGATGGCCACCCGCAAAAAGGGCCGGAACCGCAAGAGCTCGGTCAGCATCTTTTCCAGTAAGGTCAAGTGCGGAGACTGCGGCAGCTGGTACGGGCCGAAGGTCTGGCACAGCAACGACGCCTACCGGAAGGTCATCTGGCAGTGTAATCACAAGTTCGACGGCCAGAAATGCGCCACACCGACACTCACCGAGGATGAAATAAAAGAACTGTTCCTCCGGGCCGCCAATCAGGTGATCGACCAGAAGGAACAGTTTATAGCCATATACGAGCAGGTCCTTTCAAGGAGCCTTGACACCACGGCCCTTGAGAGCGAGCTTTCGGATCTGGAAGCGGAGATCAATATCGCTGCCGAGCTCATTGAGGAGTGCATCAAGGAGAACGCTCACGTTGCCCTCGATCAGGCTGAATACCAGAAACGCTACGATGGTCTGGTAGCCCGGTTCGACAAGGCCAAGGCCAGACACGCCGAGGTCACTGACCTGATTGCCGAGCGCACGGCCAGAAGACACCAGATCGAAACCTACCTGAAAGAGCTGCAGAGCCGGGAGCCGCTGACGGAGTTCCGGGAAACAGACTGGCTGGCGATGGTGGACTACATCACCGTTCACAGCAAGAACGACATCCGGATGACCCTCAAGGACGGCACCGAAATCAAGGCATAATCCCATAGACGCAGCAGCGCCTCTGAACCACATCGGCTCGGAGGCGTTTTTCGTTATACATTGATCTTTTTTATCTTGCCCATAGGGGTAGCAGCATCTTTATCGAACAGAACAACATTTTTCCCTTCCGAGAATACTGTGCTCGAATAAATGATACCCGCATATCCAAGAGATAAAAAGTATTGGGCCATGCACTGGAAAGGCGAATACATGAGTTCTTTGTCTTCAGTTTCCACAGGAACAAAAACCTGTTTTGATAGCAGCCTTGCATAAGTATAAGCTGCCCACCGTGTAAACTTCTCCTTAATATCGCTGACATCTGGCGTTTTGGCATATCCTTTACGCATAATGCCGTCTACAGCCTTCTTTACTTCACGGTTACGAATTTCATCGGCTGAATTCTCAAGTTGCCTGTTTAGATCTTCATATAGAACATCTTCTGCTATCGTGAGGTCAACAAGCGTTTTTTCTGAATAATCCTCGTTAAGTTTGAACTGACACAAACCGAACAGTTCACCTGCTTCAGCTCGACATTCTTTTAAGGCACAAGTCTCAGCAACGCACGGATCGCCTATGGCCAAATACAACCATTCTACTCCCGGAGGGCTAAACCGATTGTGCTTCGTTATATAGTCCTTGTTTGGTATAAATCTGCTATACGTTGGATCGGGATCAGCGGGACGAAGTCTTCCTGCTCTCATTAGAGTCGTGGGGCAGGCTAATATGCTTTCTGCTGATACATCAAAAAAAGGATGACAGTGTGAAAAT